GATTTAAGATCGAACGCTTTTTTAGGGTAGCATACCTTGTCAAGTTACGCAAGGATTTCGACAAAAACGTAAATTCTAAAATCATCTGTATCTATCCAATTCTCATCAAAGCCATTCACGGCTTACTACCCCAACCTGTACCCTTAAACACTAAACCTGGTGCTGAGTACAAACGATTCATAGCGATTTTGCATTTAGGACAATCCATGCCAGGATCATCTTCTTTGTAAGTTCGATAAACTGAACCATAAGTGCCACATTCTCTACAGCTGTATTCGTAGTTAGGCATTAGTTAAACTCCCTCATAGGATGTAAATACATTTGATCTACTCTGCCATTTTCTGTGGTAGTCACTTCATAGCCCCATATCCAGCCCACAGCTCTGTATGGTTCACCTTTGAACTCTGGCGCAACTCTCCTGGTGCGATGCCTAAGTCCATCCATCATTAGCACATATCTAGCTTCTTTATCATCTCGGTCTGTAAATCGCAAACCTACATTATTATTAAAACTATATCTGACTTCACATATGCCATCTATGTCAAATTGTGATTTGAATGTATCAACAGTCGGCTCAAATTTAGTCAAGCCAATCATGCGAGCAAAGGCCAATTCTGCCCCAGCGCACACTGAATGTTGCCACATCTCATAAATATCACCTTCTACATAATTGACATTTTTGTATGGTTTGTTTAAGAACTTGCGCTGCCGCATATATCCTGTAACAGCACATAAAGCTTCTTCTCCATATGTTAAAGCGTAGTTATCAATCATTTAGCACCAATAAGTGAACAAGTGTGGCAGTCCACGGCTATAAATTTCCACATACCACACTTATCACATCTGGATATGTCTGAATCAGGCACATCCAAAGCTTCGGCCACGTTTTTTACCCCAGTACATCCGCAACTCATGCATTGGTAGGCTTTGTAACCTTCGCCTAAATCAATGCTTTCAAGCCACAGAAATTCTGTAGGGCGTTTGCAGCCATTACACTTGAACCTAGTCACGATTAATCAATTCATGACATCTAAAGCATGTGCCATCCTTGAATACTCGATCATCATCGCATACTTCACATTTGATGACAGATTCTTCTAAATGCACACCATTATCATCCATAACGACCTGTATTCCTTTGCCGTTAATAAACGCTATGTAGCCCATAGTTACTCCTTATCCTCAGGGAAATACCAGCCACCTGCAGCTGTGACCTTAGCCCAGCGTGCATGTTCTTTAACGCCTTCTTTACAGACATATCCGTAGTACGGCTTGTTAGTTGTCTTCGTTAGTCCTGTTTTAAGGATGTGTCCGTGTTCGCATTCAGGCGGCGGGTTTGGTTCTCCGCTATTAACGACATCAACGACATCACCAACACTCCACGATACAGGCGTAGGATCGGTGGCTTTGCTTTCATCCGCCTTGAAAGCCTGACGTATCGCAGATTCAACCGCAGCTGACCTAGAGCCTGGCCGACCATATATGACTTTGTTTTCTTCACTGTTTTTTACTCTTTCCATCTCGGTTCTACTAGGGCGTCCGCCTTTTTTCGAATAGATGTAGTTTGCCAAAGCACGCCCAATTGCAGAACTTTCTGCGAGTTCACAAGCAAACTTATTAAAGCTCGAACCAGTACGTATCTCCGATGCCCAACCAGTCGCAACTGGAATCGCATCAGCTGTAGTTCTGTATAAGCGAGCCACAAACACAAATTCATTTGGATCACCATTTGGGCGATGTACCAATTCTGTTTGTATAGATCCGTCTTCATTATCTTTCCACCACTTCTCTAAACGTTCTTCAACTGTCTCATATTGACTTAAATCAAAGGCCATTATTAGTGCTCCCATTCAAAGTCTTTATCTTGCATGAATTCATGACAAGTTTTCGATATGGCAATATATGCAAGTGCGTCCTTGTAATGATCGTCAATTTCTGGACTTTCAACACTACGACTGAGTTTGAGCAGCGCCATACAGCTTGCCACTTGATTTGATGTGATCGGGAAATTGAGATACGCAGACCATAATTTGGCAATTCGATCCATTTGAATCGCTGGGTGGCCGTAATGCATCCCTCTTTCATGTATAAGTGTGATCGCATCGTCAAAGAGTTTTTCAGTTCTTGTCATAATCAAACACCTGATTAAATTTGTTTTGTGTCATTCTTCTATGCATATCCCAGCCATCTTTACGACCACGCCAGTAATATGTTTGCTTGCGATCTTCCACCTTCAAAGCCACAAACCAATACAGGGTAATAATCCCTATACATAAAAACACTGCATTTTCGAAGCTCATGAGTTGGCCTCTTTTAATGTAATTTCTTTGATATCCCAGTTAGTATCTAATAGTTCAGCGAATGATTTTGCCTGAGCCATAGATCCGTATGTGCGAATCTCATTCCATTTATTATTCTTAAATATACGAACTTCGTATAGATTCATGTAGCCCTACCTTCTATGCTCACAATTTGTGGCATGGAAATAGTGTGACATCTGTGTATGACTTTGTGGATGATTTAGGGGTTATTTTTGATAACGATTTGATAACGTTATTTGTAGAGTTTGCCCTCAAATATAAAACTGCCATCGGCGTTAATAGGCACAGTTATTACCTGGACTTTACGCTCATGCACGTAGGCTACGGCAAAGCCTTGTTGCCAGTTAGCATAGCCCCTAGTGTACGCCATGCCTGAACTGCTCAAATCGACAAGATTTCCGACCTCATAACCCCATACAGTACGCCCTAATTGGCCTCTAGAAGCCTCTGTAAAGGCCGCTTGGCCTAGTCTATGGGTATGCCCACACACCACGCTTTTACCAAGCCTTCTAGCCCCGTTTAAGGCCGTTTGTCCTGGAATTTGTGAAAGCGGGAAGGCATCACCATGCACGGCTGTCCAGCCTGGCGCCCAATCAATACCATATGGGCTGAACTTTATGCCAAGTTTATCGTAACCCATAAATCGTTCGTACTGCATCTCTGGCAAATTTAAGAAGCTTGGCAATCTCTTTTTAATTGATCGATAAAGTCTGATTCCATGATTACTACCCAGTACATCGGTTACACCTAGGTAAGTTAATACTTCTTGTGTTTGTTTTCTATCGTCATTTATGTTGCCTACCATCTCATCGATAGTGCCAGCATTAAAACCGCCTAGCTGTGGTAGATCAATTTCATCGCCAATGCATATGGTTCTATGCGGATTCCATTTAGCCAGAAAACGGCCAACGGATTTAACGGACTTCTCATTAAAAAAAGGTACTTGCAGGTCAGACACAAACGCTATGCGCTTAATCGTCATCCTCATCTGGAGTAGGGATAGTTGGGATAATGCCGCCTTCTCCCACTACCCAGTCGGGCATGGAAGATGGGCTATCCATTAAATAGAGAGCGACTGACTCAGTAAATCCAGCCTTACGTGCAGCTCTATACATTTCATGTTTAGCAATATAGAAAACTTCAAGCTTAGTTAATGGCTCTGGTGTCTTACGCACCCTGCGCCTATTAATCTTCTTGCGTTTACGTGTAGTTGCCATATTAAAATTATGACTTACTTATGATAATGAACAGTTCATCAACACGCTGTTCTAGCCTAGAACTTCTTTCATCAATTCTATCAATAGCATCTTTTATTGAACTGCCACTATTCGGGCGAAGTTCATTTAGCCAGCCTTTAACTAAGAAGCGAAGCCCTATGAGACCGCCTGACAGCACGGCGATAACGCCAGCGCCAAAGCCAGCCCAATCTCCCGCTGTCATTTCGCATCTGCACCGATGCCGTAAGCATTATCGGATTTGTCTAAAGCCCTAGCTGCTGGGCCAGCCAATGCTGCAACTACTACAGACAGTGCTGGGTCTAAACCTAATTCATTGCTTGCTAAAAATGTTAAGAACGATACCAATACCCCACGTGCGTAAGATTTTAGTATGGCTTTTTGCTTTTTGGTTATTTTCATATTTTTCCCCCTAGTAGTGGTATATCGAATGGTTTGCCGTCTTTGTCTCCTGCTTTGGTAAAGCTAATATGGATGTGTCGCTTATGTGGATTTATGCCACGATATCTACGCCACTTAAATCCGAATCTTCTTGATGCAATAAAGCCATTATGTATTACGTAAGATATACGCTTATCGGTTTTTGCACATACCCTGATCTGGTCAGCCAGATATATCGAGAGTTGCTCGGATGAATCCAGGCGAGAATCAATATCAATGGCTCGGACGATCCCAGATTCGTCTGGATTATGATCCGATCTTGTGGCGGAATGACGAGCATCACCAATCCACCCATCACTGGTAGTCCTGCGATCTGGATACCAGGTATCAATCTGATCTCTTAACTGCACACCAGCTGCGCATAGTTTAGGCTTCATTAGCCAAGTAGTAATTTAAGTTCATCCGCAGTTAAGCCAAGACGTTCTGCAATAGCTTGGCGTGCTACTTCTTTTGCCTCAATTTCAGCTTTACGTGCATTCATTTCTTTTTCAAATGCTTCTCTTGCTTTTTTTTCAGCAGCAGTTTCATCACGTTCTGTTATTGTTTCTTCACCTGTGGCAACATTAAATTCTTTCTCAATTATTTTCATTATTACTCCTTATGCGCTTGTATAAACACGAACTGTGCCATTATCAAAACTACTAGTATTTGCATAAACTGAAATTGAACTTATTGTGCTTGATGAATCATAATAACCGCCCCAACCATAACCAGCAGCAGAAGCATTATCAGTTGCACCACCAAGTGACTGGTAAGTTTTAACTCCAGAAGCATTAGCACCTGTTAATAATAAATAACCAAAACCATTTTCCGAGCCACTTGCAACATAAGCTAATGGCACAAAATCATTCGGCGTTTGAGCCAGACCATTATTGTTGCTTCTACCCCAAACAACGCCGTAATTGTAATAATTACTACCAGTATCTGTGTTAAGTCTAATTCCAAGACTATAGGCCGATCCAGTTGATGCATTAGTTACCAATATTAAAATTTTATCTTTTGCACTGATACCAGAAATTGTTGTGGTTGAACCAGATAACGAAGTTCCACCTGAATTTAATAAAGTCCAATTTGTACCGCCACCAGCGGGAGCTGCCCAGGTTGGCACACCACCAGCTACAGTTAAAACGTCTCCAGTGCTACCTATGCCGAGTCTTGCTGGTGTTGATCCACTTGATGAGTAAATGGTATCGCCAGTAGTTGTCATTGGATTTACCATGCCTGTTGTATCTAAGTTAGTCCAGGCTGATCCAGTGTAATATGTAGTTGTATTTGTATCTTTTAGATAAGCAAAGTTACCTTCTTGTGGAGAAGTTACAGCTGCATCTCTAGCAGTAGCATTGGCAAAAACCCATATACCCTGCATTAAATAACCATCTACATCGGCGGCAGTTAATACCTCGCCTGTAACAAAATCCTTAAACCCTAAACCAGCTGCCATCTTTACTCCTTAGTAACTTAGGACATTATAGCCCAAAGTACCATAAATGTTATTATCTAGGATAAAAGCATCTATGACTGGCTCTAGTGTCGTGAACGTAGTTTTCCAACTATTCGGCGTTATTGCCATCGATACGCCAAAAATCTGTAGGGTTTTTTCTAAGACTGATCCACCTGGCTGGGTGGTCTTAACTGTTATTGGATCAAAGAAATCTAGGTCTAAGGCTGCGATAATGCCTGTATTGTAGTTAGGCGCATATAGGTCTAAAACTATGGCATCGCATCTAATAGAAGTCTCAGCTCTACTGGCCACATAAGCCTGGGCATAATCTAGGGCTACGGCATCGGTTTGCATGAGTAGGCCATCTAAGAAATATGAATGTAAAAAGTATTTATCTATGCTAGCTTGATTTAGGGCTACTTGTGGTGATCCCGATAACCTGGTTATTGTCGCTTTATTAAATACTAAAACATCATTTAATATCCAGGCCACATCGTGATATTCAATACCTGTGCCATTATCTGCAAAGACTGTGGGTGTTT